CTCGATTTTGTCCAGCAGCGTTTTTGACCCGCTCAACACGGCGCCGATATTGCCGATGGATTGCACCTGCGCGGCCACGTTGGCGGCCGTGGATCGCAGATCATTCACCACGGAAATGGAACGGTTAAGCGCGCCGATAGCGCTGTTTGCTTCGGCCAGCACTGGCGCAACGGCGGTTTGCACCTGCGCGGCTGCCGCCTTCAGGCTGCCCAGCGCTGTGGCGGCCGTGGTCTGCACGGTCTTTGCCATGCTCGCGAACCCGGACAGGGCGCTGGTGGTGCCGGTTGCCGTGGTGGCGGCCGTCGCTGCCCCGCTGGCCTTGTCCAGCACGCTGCTGCCGTCGTCGGCCGTCGTGCCGTCGTCAAAGATCGACAGGCGCAGCGTGAATTCCACTTTGCGCGGCGTGCCGTCCGTCTTGTGGTGCGTCTGCTTTTCGTCCAGCCGGTTGATAACCCATCGGCCTTGATAGAACCCCATGCTGTCCGTCAGATCGTAGGGCAGCCCGTCGTTAGCCATGGCGCGCAGTTCATCCAGGCTCTGAATGTCGCCCTTGTAATCCGGGTAAATCACGCCCGGCAGTTCCAGCGCGTCTTCGCCTCGCCCCGTGAATTGCTTTGCTGCGAGCTGGCCCATGCGTTCCTGCGCGGGCCACTTCCATTCTGTCGTTCGCGCCCATTCCTGAAAAACCAGGGTGTTTAGCGAGAAAATGTAATCGCCCAGCACCATCATTGTGGGCAGGTTTCCGCTGTCGTTCGCCATGCCTTACAGCCCCGAATCGTAAAGCCCGGAACCCAGCTTGTTAGCTGGCGCCCCCAGGCGGGTCATTAGCTCGTTTACCGCGTCTTTGCCGGACTGGCCAGGCTGCTGGTGGAAGGCGACGTGATACTGGCGTTGGTCGATAGTCTGCGCACCGCCGCCGTTTCGGCCGCTCGCAATCGGCGGAATGGTCGGCGCGGCGGCCGGGCCTGCGTCCTGGTCTTTCCCGGTCATGTGGCGCCATACTGCCGCGCCGAAATCAACCGGGTTCAGGTGAGCCGATGCGGCCCACCAGCGGCCGTTTTTAACGTCGTCCGCGCCCTTTTCCTTGTCCACGTCAGGCAGCCCGGCCGCCTTCGCCACGGTAAGCCCGGTTTCCACCAGCCCCGCCACCAGCCCCAGCTTTCCGAGAAATCCCCAGATTCCCTTCGCTGCGCCGCCCGTCGCGGGTCCCACACCTTCGGCGGCCGTCTTCAGATCGCGCAGCGATGCCACCGCGCCCGCCAGCTTGATACCCGCGATAATCGTCAGGGCGCCGCCCGCCGTGGCCAGAATGGGCGCTGCCAATGTCAGGCCCACAGCCAGCCCGCCCAGGCCCAGCACTACGCCTTCCATCAGCTTCGGGTTTGCGTCAGCGAACTTGTTAACGGATTCCAGCCCCGTGGCCAGCCGTTCCATGGCGTTGGCGAAAGCGGGTATCAGCACCTCGCCCACACGGGTCTGCGCATCATCCAGGCGCGCACGGGCGTTGTCCATCTTCCCTGCCGTGGACTGCTGATTGGCCTTGTCTGAACCTTCGGTGTCGTTCGCCTGCAAGACGTTGCGCCGATCCTTCCAAATGTTCGAACTGAACCGGATGCGGCTTAGCAGCATGTTTGCCGCGTTCGTGTTCGACGCGATGGCGTTTACAAACGCCATAACCTGCGCCGGGTCGTTCACGTCAACGCCCTTTTTCTTCGCCAGCGGCACCAGGTGTTTATCCACCCAGGTTTGCGGGTCTTTCAGGAACGTTTGAGCGTCCACCAGCGCGTCAGGCGAGATCGTCTTAACCTTGCCGGTCTTGTCGAACTTCACGCCCTTTTTGTTCAGCAGGCCCAATTGCATCATGTGGTCAAACGCGCCGTGCGTTTGGTGCCCGCCGATCCACGCATTTACCAGCGAACTGCTGGACGTGCCGTAACGGTCGGCGCCCATGCTTTGCTGCAAAAACGTATCACCGAAAAACGCTTCATCGCTCATTGCCTGCACGGCGCCCTTACCGGAACGCACGGACGTAAGCAGATCGCTCACAGTCACTTTGCCGTTTGAGCCAGTCAGCGCCTTAAACGCCCAATTGTATTTTTCGCGCATGGCGGCCGGGTCGGTCGCCCCGCCGCGCTCGTCGGCTACCTTCGCCATCTGATAGGCAGAATCGCCCGATGCCATATCAGTGTGGTGCAGGCGGTCGTAAAGCTGAAGACCCGAAATCGCTTTTAGCGCCGTTGGCAGCGCTTCGATAGCGTGGTGTGCGTCGCCAAGCGCGGTGCGCAGTTCGCTAACCGTGTCCGTCGCCTTCGTGACTGACACGCCAAACTGCTTTGAATGCTGCGCGGCGCTAATCATGGCGTCGCCGTCTTCCTTCGACACGCCAGAATTGCGGATCACGGCCACGACGTTTTCACGCTCGATTGCAGAGTGCACGCCCCTGGACAGAACGCCGCCAATCGCCAGGCCAGCCGCACCCATTCGCACGGCCGCGCCGTTCAGTTTCGAACGGGTTTCCTTCGCGCTGGTGTAGCTCGCCTGGGATTTGTTTAGCCGTTCCTGCGCCCGGCGCAGGCGGTCGATTGTGTCAACGGTCTTTGCGTACTCGTTGCGCAATGCCGAAACGTCTTTACCCATGCGGGAAAACGTCTGGATAGACTTTCCCAGCAAAACCTGGCGCTTGGTAACGCGCCCCATTTCGCTGCTGATTTGCTTCAGCCCGTTTTGGGCCACGCCCAGCGCGCCCTTAAGCGCGCCGGAAATCGTGCCACCAATAACGATTGTGGCATTTAGCCGCTTATTCGCCATCGCTCGCTGTCAGTTCGTTTAGACCGTCGATCCACCACAGGAACCGCGAAGCGGCCATGCCTAATATTTCCGATTCGCCCCAGCCGGTATGGCTGGCCAGGGAAAGCGCACCGCGTCGGATAAGCGCGGGCGCTAGTCCAGAAAACCGGAGTAGGCCGCCGACACGCGCCGGTAGTCGCGAACGGAAAGGCTTTGCATTTGCTTTTCGTCCATTTCGCACAGATTGGCGAAAATGGTTACTTCGCGCTCAATGTCGCTTCCCTTCAGCTTGTCATACACAAGCTGGTCTCGGACGGTCGGCTCGCGCATGCGGAGTTTTTTCACCGGAACGCCTGCCACGTCCAGCGGGCGCGACAGCGTAATATCTGCGAAGCCTTCGATATATTCCACGAAGTCTTCGGGCGTTTTCTTTTCTTCGGTTTGCTTGCGGGTTGCCATGGATGATTCCTGTTTTTATGAAAGTCGCTTTCAGGGCTGGCGTTGCACCAGCCCTGCGCCGTCTTTAGATGCCCAGCAGGCTGCGCACGTTAGCCAGTGCGTCCACGCCGTTGCGCTTGAAAACCATGTTCACAACGTCGATTTCCAGCACCGTGGTGCCGCCGTGTTCCAGCTTGTAATACTTCAGGGTAAGCGTGGTTTTCAGCTTGGCGGCCGTGCCGGTCTGCACGGAACCCTGGTCGATTTCCTTCACCTTGCCGCGCAGGGTGTGGACCACGCCGGTTTGCGTGCCGTCGTCGTCTTCCAGCACTTCGCGAAGGGACACGGTAATGTCCGTTCCTTCGGTCACGCCAAAAGTTGCGATAACGTCTTTATCGTAGGACTTCAGCGTGAAATCCGATTCGAGCTTTTCTAGCCCCATCGTGATTTCGGCGGGCGCGAACATGCCGCCGCCCAGGAAGTCTTCCAGCTTGGCGGCCAGCTTCGGCGGGTTGAATTCCTCGCACTTGCCAGCCTTTCCAAGCCCGTTATAAAAGACGTTGAAATACTTGCGGATATTCTGGATCGGCATGGGCTTTAGCTCGCGCTAGTCGAAAAAATGCTGGCGATATAGTCATTCACCAGGTGGCTGCGGAATGTGACGCGCTCGGACGGGTACACGGCCGTAAAGTCGAAATCGAACGCGATTGCACCGGCCGCGATTTGGTCCGGCGTGTTCAGGTCCGGGTCTGCCCAGCACTGGCCACCCAGGATCGCGCCACGGGCCACCAGGTTGCGCAGGAACGCATTCACGCCTTCCACCACGTCGTTGACGTAGTTTTTCGTAATGCCCTGGTCCACCGCCCACAGGTGCGCCGCCATCAGGCTGTCCGCGATGATGTCGGCCGTGCGAACCACGCACAGGAACGTCCATTTGGCATCGCTCGACAGCGTGCGATTGCCCCACAGTCGATAACCGTTCTGGCGAATCACGACGTTGACGTTTTTAGCGTTCAGCAGATTGGCGCGACAGGTCGTGTCGCCCATGGTGAAGTCGATCACGCGAGCGGTGCCCGTCACGCCGTTAATGGCCTGGTTCGACGGAGACCACCAGAAGCCGCGTTCGTTGTCCGACTTCGCAATCAGGCCAGCCGTGTGGGCGCTGGTGAAGGCGGTCACGTTGTTGCCGCTGCTGTCGGTCTTCGTCACCTGGGGTTCAACCAGGTACACGCGGCGGCTGTCGAAATCGCCCGCGTATGCGATGGCGTCCACGTCGTTCGTGCTGGGCGCGTCCGCGATAATCACGGCGCGCAGCGATTCGGCAATGCCAAGCATTTCCGCCACCACCGCGTTTGCCACCGTGCCCGTGGTCGCCGTGAAGGTGGCTTGGGTCGTGCCTGCGCCTGCGCCAGCAGGAAGTGCGAACGTCGGTACGGCCGTATAGCCGCCGCCGTTTTTCGCGATGGCAACGGCCGTAACCTTGCCGCCTGCCACCGTCGCCGTGGCTGCTGCGCCCGTGCCGCCACCGCCGCCCGTAGCCACCAGCGCGTAAGTGCCGTCCGTGTAGCCAGCGCCCGCGTTGCCGATTGCCAGCGTGGAAACGCCGTTGGCCACGCGCTGGTGCGTGAAGCCCGGCGCCAGCAGAATGCGCGGCTTGTAGCCCGTCACGTGTTCGGCGCCCACGAAAGCCTGGACGCCCAGGTAATTGCCGCTCGCGTCAACGCCGCCAATCAGATTGGCAAGCTGCGCGGCCGGGTCTTCGTCAGCATCCACGCGAACCACGATCAAAACAGCCTTGGACTGATCGAAAATGCTGTCGATTGCATCCGGCAGCGTGCCGTTATCCGCCGAAGTCGTCAGCGCCGCCAGCTTGGCCGCCTCCACACGCGAGCCAGCCACCAGCACGGGCGTGTTAAGCGGGAATGCGGCCGGGTCGGCATTCGGCGCGGTGCCGATAATGCCAATAACCGAACTGGACGCAATGCTAATGGTCCGCGAACCGTCGTTGATTTCCAGGACTTCTACGCCGTGGAGAAAGTCTGTGCTCATGTAATGGGCCACCCCTTAATATTGGCGCAATCATCGCGCTGGGCGGCTAACCGTTCCACGGCGGGGTTTTGGGCAAAAAAAGACCACCCGAAGGTGGCCAATGGCTGCCGCTTGAAAGTCGCTTTCAGTGTGGTGTGGTGGCCTTCGAAAGACAGTGCCCTGGCCCGAAAATGAAATCTATGCACGGCGCCGCCAACTTCGCCCAGCGCTTGCCCGCGATCAGCGCATTGCCCGTGCGTTCCGAAATCGTCACCTTCGGGTCGTCACCGAAAAGCGCGTTCGCGCATTCGTCATAGGCGATTGCCATATTCAGCGCCCGCGCCTCAGAACCGAAAAGCGCCTGCGCCAGCATGGCCAGCAGCAGCACGCCGGAAAACGCGGCACACATGGCCCACAGCAAAACCAGTTTTGCACGCGCTTTCATGGTTAGGCCCAGGCGATGGCTTGAACGGCGGCCACGTCGGTGGCGGAACGTACCGCAGACTTGTACCCTTGTAGCTTCGCAAATGCCGCCTGCCCCTGCGCCAGCATGGCCCCAGCCAGGCCCTGCAATTCCTGGAACGTCATGGGCACCGGGTTGTTGGCCGCGTCGTTCCAGAAAAATCCGTTCGGCACCGCGCCCGGCGCAACGCACTTGGTTACAAGCGTTTGGCTGTAATCGTCGGCCTGAAACGTCGTGCCCATATATGACACGTCGCGGTAAATTTCGCTTTGGTATGCGGTCGTCAGTTCGGCCAGCTTGGCGGCCTGCGCGGCGGCCAGCAATTCGGCTGCCGTGGCTGTCGGCGCATTCGCCAGCGCGCCGTTCTGCACGATGTAGGCGCCCTGATTGGAGATGCACGCCTGCCATTGATCGGCGGTCAGCGGAATGGTGGCCACGCCTTGCGGCGCGGGGCTGATTGAATCGTCATAGAACGCCGTGATTGTTCCGGCGTCGTCATATGCTGCGCGTTTTTGGCCCATGACCTCAGTACCCGATAACTAAAATTGTGGTTGACCCGCTCACGCCCTGCCCAGCAGTATTCCAGCGATTGCCAAATACAGAGGTTTTTGTGGCGCTATATAACGCGACAAACGTCGCGCCAGTGTCTCCGTTCGTCGCATATGCGCCCGCGCACTGCGTCGGAAACGCAATCGGATATGACCACGCCCAACCAGTCGATGCGGAAATTGTCCCCCACTGAATAATCATGCCACCCAGCCACGTGGGGAACGCGATGTAACCGTTTGTGCCTAAGCTGATAGCAAACCCCGCCCGCAGCTTTTTGGGCGTCACAATCGTGGTGTCGTCCGTGCCTGCGTTCGTTACTGCCTGGGTCGCCACCTTCGCCGTACCCTGCGCCGTTTCCGTCGCCTGTTCGGCCTTAAACCAGGCGCTGTTAATCACCGCCTGGCTGTTGTCGCCCGCGTTCGGCGTCGGGCCGTTGATAACGCCGCTGGCTTGCGCCAGCAGCAGCTTTCCAAGTTTTGCC